CCAGCCCATTCAGTAGGTGTCATTACACAGTCCTTACGAGTATGTCAATCGTTCCGCCATAGCCAGAAAATCCTCTATCTGGTGGAGTCATCCGAGTGAAGGTGATTTGTTCTATTACAACCTGACGGCTTTCGCCAGTCTGTAAATCCTGCCAAGTAACAATGTCACCATNNTCTTCNATGGNTTCTAGTTCTGAGATACGGTCATTAGCACGGCCTTCATAGCCAACCATTACATTGTACTTATCTGTCTCTACATCAAAACAAAAGACAGGAAACTTAATTACCCTTTGACGCGGAGTAGCAATAGTAGCCTTTGCCTGATACCCCTTGAAGATAGGGGAAAGAGTGCTGTCTGTTGCATCTCTGGTCAGGGTGAATTTGTAGGCTAAAAATTCTTGTGCTCCTGCTGGCTGAGTAGTTGCTACCTCTACCGATGGGACTGCTGAGTCGTATGTGACTACGTCATATTCTGTTCCGTCTGCATCTACTGTATTAAGGGTGACAGAGCCTTTGGTAAAATCTCCACGACCTATCAAGCGTTTGTAATTCTTTGGCTCCAGCATGTTGTATCTGATAAAGCCTGTCTGTAGATAGCCACTTGTTACTCTGGTTCCGTCTTTCTCTAGCCAGATACCATCACTTGCCACTGCTAAAGCAACTCTGTCGCTGTCACCTAAGAAGGCTATACTCATGGCGCTAGATGTAGCGCCTGCTGCTACTAAGTCTGATGCGAATGCAAACTGCAATGTACCTAAATCAAATGATAAATCTATCCGATATGCCCCTGCCTCACCATCAACAAGACCTGATATATAAGCAAACCTATCCCTGAATGCTACGCCTTTGAAGTTACCTTCTATAATTATCGGACCATACTTAATACTGCCATCATCTTGGATTGCTGCGACTCGGACACCTTTAGTTGTACAGATAACCATATAGGTACCAAGGTATACATCTATGGCATTGACTATCTCGGTTACGGGAAACTGTGATATCTCAGTAGGTGTAGCAAGATTAGGAAAACCTAGAGCAGTTGTCCCTGTGGTCAAACCAATCTTAAATATAGAACTGTTATTACGATTCTTGCCAGCGTAATAGATAGCATTAGGTCCTTCACAGATACTGGTCCATATCCAGGTACTAGAAGGATGAGTAAAGGTAACAGTAGGTAGCGCTGTGCCTGGAAGAGTAGTAGAAGGAGTTGTATTAGGGTTAAGTTCATAGATACCATTTGCTACACCAGCCATCAAGCGTTGCTTGGCAAACTTTACAATGACATTGTTAGTACCTACTGCGTTAATAACTCCGCTAGATGTAGTAGCACTGGTAGCACCGACATAGATACCGCTACTGCAAGCAGCAAAGTATCTAGTTCCATCTGTAGTTATGCTTACAAAAGTATCAGTAGTCTGCGCTGGAGATATAGTGTATGTGCTGGTAGTTGCAGTATCACCTGACATAGTAATCTTCTTAAGGGCAACACCGTCACTAAATACAATACAGTCATTAGTGCCATCATTTGTGCCTATAACTGCAGGAGTATTGCTAGTCGAGTAGACNTCTAGAGTGTCATTNAGAAGGGTTACTTGTCCTTCTGTCCATACATCTACGCCTTGGCTATCTGCAAAACGGGATGTGCCCTCCCCTGGGATAAGCGCAGGGTCATAAAAAGTAATGCCAGCCCCCTCGTGAAAGGAAGACTGGCTACGAAGCAACCAACCAGTGAGCGATTGCTCACCAGGTTCTGTCTGGTTATCAAACTGTTCTTTTCTATATGGGGCAGTCTGGCGTATGTAAGGTTTTGTATCACTAATAGCATAGATAAACGGCATGCCACCAAGGGCGACATCAAATGCAATGTCAGTGTTCTGCCAGATAGATGCGCTAGATAGCACACCAACATCAACAGCGATAGCATAACCAACGTTTGCAACATTAGAACCGCGACCTTCTGTAATATCACGACCAGCCACTTATACTCCTTCGGGTTTATTTATTTCATAATGATAAGCATCTGAATCTTCTGTTACCCACTTGGCAGCATCTTCAACGTCCCACTTGTAGGTATTGATAAGGCGATGTATGACAGGTTTGCCAGGCTTAGTAGTAAAAGAAGGCTCTAAAGCAAAGATACGGTTGTTAGGTTGGATAGCAAAGTTGCCATCATCACGTTGGATAACGTGCCCACACTTATGCTGACCAGGGTTTTCAGAGTAGCCATCATCAAGACTGTTAGCATCTCCGCTATACCAGTCAAGGGTAAATAGATACTTGCCAGATACTTTGGTTTTGTTTCTATCTACATAGAACATACGCAGGTTAGCAAGATTAGAAAACTTAGTAACAGTTATGAAAGGACTAAAAGAATTCCATAATACTAGGTTATGGATATCTTCCTCGGCAATACCAGGCTCAGTGCAGAAAGCATTGATAGGCATACGCCACCATAACCCGCCATCTTCCATCATTATATGGAACAACGGACTGCGGTTAGGCACACTGCTAACCCCAAATATTACACAGGGTAGGTATACATCGTGGCTATCTTTCTGATTGCGTAGAAAGTTACCGCGTACATAGCACTCTATCGGAGGTATGTTGGCGTTTAATTCAGGCATATTGCCCCTTTATTTTTTGACTACCCATAACTGCCAGTTTTTACAGATAAGAATTAACTCATCTTTGTGTCTTTCAAGAAATGAATTGATACCAGGCATCGGGCGATAAGCATCGCCTGTCCCATCGCTCCACTCGTAGTCATCAAAGGCTAATACGCCACCTGACTTAAGACATAGCCAAGACAGTTCTGCATCTAGCAGAACACCTATGGCAGTATGGTCGGCATCTACATAGATAAAATCATAATAGTCCCGTGTTGCAGTAGTTAAGAAGTCTAAGGTTCTACCTTTGTACTTAGTCACATTTGTATAGGACTTTAACTTCTGGTCATAAACCTGCTCAACCTGATTAAAGTCCATCTCGTGATGGGCTTTCTCATCAGAGCCAAGCCAGGTATCCACATCTGTTAGATGAGAGCCTTCTTGGGTAAGGACATTGTTAAGCAACCAGAGACTAGCATCGCCAGTATATGCACCTAGTTGCAAAAACTTTAAGTCTGGCTTATCAGATAGCCTGAGCAGTAACTCTGTAAAGTTCTTTTGTCCTGTCATCTCAAACCAGTTAGGAAACTCAGACACCTTCTTGCTCCTTGATTTTATCTTTCAAGTGTTGGTTNGCCCAATACAATGCATAGTAATCAAAGTCAAGACTAAAACGTTTGATATGTTTTACCATTGCCCCAGTATGGGCGTGTAGTGGTATCCCTGCTGCCTTCATACGGCGGAAGAAAACAATATCTTCCCCAATGAAATGGTCATCTTTACCATCACCAGTCTCCATAAACATACCTTTGCCAGGATGTGCCTCACGCAGTTTAGGAATAACTGACTTGTGCATCAACAGAAATCCAAACCCAGCATTGTCTATCTTAATTACCTGATTCTCAGGCAGAGGATGGATGTACTGAATCTGATACTCCGACACATCATTAAACACTGCAGGGTAAGGGCGCATCAGGCTGCCCTCATTCTCCTTAGATATAAAGTAAATGCCACTAACTACAGGGCGGTTAATCTTATCGGCTGTCTGCCATAGTTTATGCATAGACTCTAGGTTTAGGACTATGTCTGAATCTACCCATAGTATCCAGTCTGTCTTCATCTTATCTGCCCAGTAGTCAAAGAGAGTCTGGCGTTGTCTGCCTATCTGATTGCCCTGTACACGGATAGAAGTACTAAACGTCATACCATTGTTAGGACCAGCAATTACTGCTGTCATTAACCCTTCAGTAAACTTACCATCGGTGGTGCCATTGTCGCACCAACCGATAGCCACTGTCTCTTGCTTTTGTATCATTGTCCCCTGCTTTCTTATTGCTCTAGTTCATCCCAAGATAGTGTTTCTTCATTCCAAATCCATACACCTTCTGTAGGCATAGGAGTAGGAGGTTGCCAGTCGTGGTTAGCATCTAGGCTCCACGATGGATATGGTTGCGGTGCAACAAATACATCTGCTACTGGGTCATAGGTATAACCTATACCAGCGTATTGCTTGCGGATATTGTTATTGTATGAAGTGCGCTTGCAGACTTGGCCTCTAAAATTACTATACCAAGTTTCTGTATCTAAACCTTCTATAAGTTCAGTTTCATCTATGCCAGTAATAACCTCAGTTACTACATTATTTTCATCTAAAAATGCGTAATGTGCCATTATGCCCAACTCACATTTCCTGTGCCAACAGTTATGGTTGTTACTTTAAATCCACCACTTGGTGGCGCTGTTGTACCTGTTAATCCTGCTCCAATTGTAATTGTGCGAGTATCTGCGTATTTTAAAATCACTACGCCTGAACCACCATCTCCACCGTCAGTATCGTTAAGTTCGCCTGTACCTCCACCACCTGCTCCCAGGTTTACTGTTCCATTTGAAGCGG